TACCTTCTTCTCTAACACCATCATTCGACCATATATCATCTAGTTCATCTACTTCAGTATCTAGATCAATAGAACCTAAAGATTCAAACTCATATCCTTGTGGTATCTCTATCTCTTGATCTAAAAATTTTTCTAGGTTTATTTCCCCTACTCCATTAAAACCTGGTAGTTTAATTGGACCTACGATGTCCTGTTCCTTAACAGTGATTGTCATTGTTGCGTTAGCGATTGTTCTGCCCACGGTGCCGAAGCGGTGTGTGCGTTTATTATATAGGAATATTATAACATAAAAAAAGACCCCTGTAAAGGGGTCTTTGTGAAAAAGGATATTTCCTTTCTTCTTACATGAGGTTTGTAACCTTAACACGTCTATAGTACTTATTGCTATTACGTGCAATAACACCAGGAGCGTCAAGAGAAGCACCACGGGCGAAGGGGTTAGCAACGATTCCGTAACGAGTCTTGAACCCGATTTTTGGCTGGAATGTGTTTTCTCCAACTGCACGAACCATCTGTAGTGGAACGTATGGGCAGTAGAACAGTCCTGCATCATAAGGTGAAGAACCTTTATAACCTGCAACGTAATACTGGTTAGCAGCAACGTTAGCAGCATAAGGGTCGATGTATACTCTATACTTACCTTGAAGAACACCAGCAAATGTATTGCCTGAATCATCAACGTTAAGATTAGCATTAAGTGCTGGAGTATAATCCAATACACCTGCCATTGTTAGAGCACTAGCAACGTCTGCAGAGCAGAGGATCATGTTACCCTTTCCACGACGAGTTTGCTGTGCGATAGCGTTAGCATCTCTTTCGATCTGGAAAATAAGTCCTTTGAACTTCTCAACTGACCATCTACCATTTGAGTCGATGTCTAAGTCAAATGTACCACTTGTGGCAACATTAGCCTGAGCACCAGGAACAGCAACGTTATAGATTGTTCTAATAACTTCTCTGTTGATTTCAGCAAGGATCTCAGTAGAAAGAATGTTGGCAAGTTCTGCCTCTGCATTCAATCCATGAATTGCTTTCAAGTCCTGAGCAAGCTCAAGTGAGTATTCTGCTTTTAGAGCACGTGACTTCGCAGTAACGGTGACTTTCTCGATTGAGAATGCCATTTCGTTGAACTGGTTATCAGCAGCATCTCCAAGTGCTTCAGCACCTGCAGTTCCCATTGCCTGACCTACGTTATAGGTTGTAGCATCAGCACTAGCAGGGAATGTACCGTCAAGAGCACCAGGATTAGTACCCTGTTGATTAGTTGTACCTAAACCAACTGCCTTCTGGACCATATCGCCAGTGCCAGTCTTATTAAATCCTGCTGATTGACCAGAGAATGCAGAATCTGCTTCGTTGTAGAATGCTTCTTCTCCACCTTGACCAGCGTAGCGAGAACGCATTGCGAAGATAAGTCCAGTAGGACCATTCATTGGTTGAACACCAGCTAGGTCATAAGCGACCAAGTTTGGCATTGCACGACGAATCAGACTGATAAGGACTGGATCGAAGTTTGATACTCCAGCATTAGCAACGGAGTTAGTAGGAGCTGCTTCACTGAGGAATTCTGATTCCTCTTTTAAAGTTTTTTCTTGATTTTCGAGAAGAACTGCGGTCACCATTCTCTTATGAGAATCTGTTATTTTTTCTTGACCATCATGGTCTAGAACTGGTGCCCATTTCTCCTGCAGTTGTTCAGCATTGAACGATTGCATTTGATTTTACCTCTTATTTAAAAGTTGTTTGTTTGATCTTGTAATTTTAAAATCACTTGTTCGAAACTCTACCCAGAGTCTGAAGATATGTTTCCATCAAGCCAGACGGTGCTGCTTGAGGTGCCTCGGTACCTTCAGAAAGATTTTCTGAATGGTTTCTCGGAGTGCCAGGATTAGCTGGGAAATATGATTCCCTCAGTGTACCAAGCTTCTCACGGTATGTTTCTTCACTATCAAACTCAACACTTTCGGAAAGAGTAGCAAGTTTTTCCTTTTGGGAAACTGCAAGACCTTCTGATACATCCGCTAGGATTACATCAGCAGTCGATTCCGATAATCTTTTTGTTAGAGCAACATTTTTGTTTATTTGCTCGTTGAGTTTATCTTCCATTTCATCAAGTTTTTCTACCATACTATTAATTACATCATATTTTTCTTCAGGGATTGTTACATAATGATCTTCAAATAGTGACTTCATACCTCCTAAGAAGGATTCAGTCATTTCTGTTTTAAGTCCGTGCTCAACAGCAAGTTGATTTTCTTCCAACCATTCTTGAGCAACATATTCTAGATAAGCATCAGATCTATCTTCAATTTCTTCTTTGATAGATGCAACCTCTTCGGTTAATGCTTTCTCAAACTCTACTGAGAGTTCTTCTTTTAATTCTGAAACCTTAGACTTAATTGCGGTTTCAAAAATTGTACGTGCCTTATCTTGGAACTCTTCAGAAAGATCTTCTCCTTCAAGAAGTGCTTGGATGTCTTCTTCAACATCAATCTGTTCCTCGGCAACAACTTCTTCCTCGGTAGTTTCTTCTTCAGCAACTACTTCTCCAGTCGAAGTTTCTTCTTCAGCAACTACTTCGTCTGTAGTTACTTCGTCCTCTGCAACAATTTCTTGGTCGTCTTTCACCTCTGGTTCGTCTCCTTGCTTAAGTGTTCCAGGAGTGGCATTACCACTAGGAGTTGTTTGATCGCCAGGCGTTGCCTTGGCATTAACAACATCTCTAACTTGCTTTAGAGTTTTACCTGGTGTTGCCAACTTATTAGAGTTGTCATCAGGTTTAGAATTTTGGGGTGTAGGACCGCCTAGATCTTCCCAAGAACCAGTATTATCTGGGGTTGTAACACCTGAAGCATTACTACCGGCTTTTGGCATTGGCTCTCCAGGCGAAGCATTTTTAGTTACTACGTTTTCCATTTCTTGTAAATTGTTACCAACGGACATTTTTAGATATTTTTAAATATAATCTGTATTTATTTATAGAACTTAAAGATTTGATAAAAAATCATTAAAGAGATTTAACTTATGTTCTTCAAGTATTTTATGATCAACTAATGTATTAATTGACCTTTTAGTTTTTTCTGCAAGTTGTTCACGAAGAATCCCTCCTTCCCAAATCCATTCTTTTCCTTCCATGATTCCAGATACAAAAGCATCAGGAGCAGAAGGATCTGCGACAATATCAGCAGCAGTTGCCAACATGAAATCTTCACCTACAACTTTGCAACCATCACTATTTTCTTTTAATGATCCAACACCACGAGAAGAAACTCCTAATGTTACACCTTCTGCGATAAGAGATTTTGCAATCTTACCCATAGGTGTCTCAAGTAGTTGTGCCTTACCTACAAAATTATTTCCCTCTTGTCTAAGAGAAGTAATTTTATGTGATACACGATCAAGGTTTACAGTTGGACCATCTGGATGTCCCAACTCACCAACAGCACGTCCTTTCTTTACAAAAGATTCATTGTATCTACCAACTTCTTTTGCAAGAGTGTTTACTGGATACATTCTTCCATTACGATTTTTGAGATCTCCTTGCAGGAAAACCCCTTCAATATACATTTTCTTTTTAGCACCTTTTCCTTCGGTGATAAACTTGACACTTGAAATTTCTTCCGTAATGAGTTTCATTATGCGTCTCCTGAAATTTGTACTTGTTGAACGTATAAATTTGAAGCAGTTCCTGTTGCTGCTACTTTAAATACATCTCTTAATTCACCTTCACCATCAGTAACTGGTCCTTGAGATGATGTATTATAATTAAGAGTTAGTCTTGTGCTAAAATGTCCAGCATCCCCATTCGAATTGCTACTGAAAGAACCATTTTGAATTGAAAGAACTGGAAGTCCAGTAGTGGTATCATTAATACCAGCTGGAACAATTCCTGTTAATTGAACTTTATCCCCTACTTCGAAAGGACATCCACTTCCTGCAGGAAAATCAATAATTGTAGTAGCACCAGTTGTAACACCAACAACTTTTTGTGATTTTGGTCTACCTAAAGATAATGTTGCCGAACCACCTGATGGAACATAATAATCAAAGTTGGATGCTGTTGGGTCTGTTCCTACCACAACATGAGCATCTCCACCAAGTGGTACAACTCTAACAGTATCACTAAAATGAGTAATAATACCCGTTGATACTGTTGTTGCACCACTTAAGGCAACGGATACTCCACTTCCTACTGGTCTGTGTGCCATTATTCTTGATCCTCGGATGGTTGTTCTGTATCAGCAAACATAGAAGATGCTACAGTAGGTTTATGATTATCAACCCTTTGAGCAGCTTTAGTATATAATACGTCTTTAATTTTATCACTGATATCAGATGCTGCTTCATCAGCAGCAATCAAATTGACGATTTCTTCCATGAAAATTTAATATAATCCTATTCTTTATTTATATCTCTGCCTTCTTAGTGTCTTTTCCTAACTGTGCATTCGTAATTCCACCATCAATTTCTGGATCCATAGGAAGTTCTCCCATGGTATCCATTTCACCTTCTTGTGGTAATGGTTCTCCAGTTATTGGATCAATTGCATTAGGATCTGGAATAGTACCATCAGCAATTTCTTTTTCTATTTGTTCATCTTGCTCAATAATTTCACCATCAGTTTGACGAAGAACATTTTTACGAACCCATTCTTGTGAATAGAATCTTCCGATATATGGTTCGATAGTAGCAAGAGTTCCTAGTCTCTCATTCATCATTTCAGTTTCTTTGAGTTCAGCAAACTGATTATCATATAAGAAATCATATTGTATATGCTCACTAATTACTTCCCAGTCTTCTGGTGTAACAATATTTTTAAGAATCAATTGAGTCTTAAGCATATCTGTGAACATATGTGCAAAACGTTTTCTTAAACGTCCTACAAATTTAGAGAACTTAAGTTCATCTCTCAATATCTCTGATGAACGACCTAAATTGAATCCACCATCTGCAGCGATTCTAGATTCAGGAACACCAAGTGCTCTGTAAAGTTTCTTCTGAAAGTATTCTATATCAGCAAGTTCACCAAGGTTTTGTCCACCAGGTAAAGTTGTGATCTCAGTTCCTCTACCACCTTCTCTTCTAGGCAACCAGAAATCTTCCATCATAGACATGAACTTTCTGTCATCTCTAACTTCACCAGTGTTAGCATCATATACTAACTTATTTCTATAGCGAGACATTACCTCTTTAAGGTATTGTTCTGCCTTTACCTTTGGAAGATTACCAACATCAATATAGAATATTCTTCTTTCTGGTGCTCTTGATAATCTGTAGATAACAAGACTATCCTCAATCATTCTAAGTTGATTAAGTGCCTTAATTGCTTTATGAAGATATGAAAGAACAGTTCCTTTGTTTCTATCTACAAGACCTGAAGTAACATATGTAATAGAATCTTTTGCAATCTTTATACCCTTAGATCCTCCACCACCAACATTAGCTGCAGGATAAGTTGCTTTGGGTGTATAAAGATAATATTCTTCTATTTCAGGTGATAAAGTCTTAGAAGAATCAGTCTCATTATTCATTTTTACATTCATATAATCATTCTTATTTTTCTTCTTCTCCTGTCTAACAAACTTTATCTTCATAGGATCAATATATCTCAGATCCTGTATTCCATCTTGAGGTTTTTTAATATCAATAACCTTCATATAAAATAATTTTCCATCAACATACCAATTTCTAAGTATTTCGTGGGATTTTTTATCAAAATCCATTATTTCTTTAATATTTCTAAATTCTTCTCTAATTATTTTCTTTAATTTATCACTAGCATTTAAATTAGATAGTTCAATTTCAATAGGAGAATCATATAAATCACTAACGATTGCTTCATTAATGACATCTTCAATAGCACCATCACATTCTGGATGTAATGCCATTTCCCTATATCTTCTTATTAAATCAGATTCTGTTCTATATACACCTTCAATATCTAGATAGGATCCGTAAAAACTACTAGAAATAAAATTATCAACCCCGTCCTCATTATTCTGAGGAACGGGGGATATTACAGAGGGTGATTTCTTTTCTTTGTCTCCAATAGAAAAGCCAAAAAGTCTTGCCATTGTATAATGTTTTTCTACTATTATAGCACTATTTAGCTGATATCTTCACCACCAGCTGAGATAGAAGTTCCTTTGTAAGCTTCCCACCACTGAACTTGTAGTTCTACAGTGAATTCTTCAAGGGTATCAGTTGTTTCATAACTTAGATCTATGGTAGAAATATTAGTTGGAAAAATGTCCCAGAACTTGTAAGATCTGAGTACACTTCCATCACGATCTAGTTGCTTAACAGTAGCATCTTTTTGATATGCTTCTGGATCAACTACACCAGTAGCATCAGACATCTTATTAATAATATTCATCCACTTTTCAAAAGCAGAACGAATAGAGAAGTCTGTATCATTAAGGACTGTAATAGTCCAAGTTTCAAATGTTCTGTCTCCAGCAATCTTTAGAATACGACCTCTGAATGGAACATCAATGGGAGCAATAGTAGATGCTGGTAGTGCAGCTGCCTTAACAAGAAATCTTGATTTCTGTAAGACATCATTATCAATCCCAACTGCATTAGGAAATGCTAATTCTACTTCAAATAGATTCGGTCTAGCACCACCACCAGATAATCTACTTTTAAAATCACTAATTGTCCTTATAGGAGTAGTGTTTTGTTGTTGACGTGTTGCCATAGTTTTTTATACCTCTAGTAGAATTAAACGTTACCAATTACTTCTTCAAAAGCAACACCAGTTCTGGTGGCAACGAAGGTTAAACCGATGAAGTTAATCGACCTTGCTGGTTTGATGAAGATGTCTGCCACAAACTCATTATTATCTATAACAGAAGCAGTGTTATTTGTCTCATCACAGATAACAACATAGTCTGTAATACCTCTCTTTGCTTGGACATCACGTAAGAAAGGTTCAACGATATTTACAAAGTTTGTTCTTGTAATTTCATCGTTAAATTCAAAGAGTTGATCCTTAGCAGCAGAAGAAATTGCATTTTCCAAGTATAAGAATAATCTACGAACGTTAATTCTATCAAATGCTGATGATCTTCCAAGTGCAGTCTTATCACCGAATAGGATAATTCCAGATCCTGGTGAGAAGATAACTGGGTTAATTCTATTAGAATATAGAAGATCCCTTTGAGACTTGGATGGGTTGTAAGTTAGTTTTACTGAATTGAGAATAGCACCTCTTGCAGTTCCTGCTGGAGAGAACCAAGGGAAGTTAGTGATATCAGTTCTAACACACAATCCTGCAATGTCTCCATTTAATGGAACATATCTAAATGCATTATCAAATCTATCAAACATATACTTATATCCACTATCGAATACGGTATATGATGAAGATGTTAATGGTGAATAGAAACTAATAATATTATTTGTTATTGTCTCATCATCATTAACCGTGACAGATCCAACATCAGTATCGGTCAGGAATGCTCCTCTATATGGACTGATGAATGCAAGTGAATCTTTTCTTATATCAGTAACAGCAATAACTTGTTGTGCTAATGCCTGTGCCTGTGACTTATCATGATTTCCAGATCCCATAAGTAAGAAATCTACAGCATAATTATCAGCATTCTCAAAGAGTTTATAACCAGTAGATAATTTAGCAACTGATGCTGTTAAACCTCCTGTTGTTATAACACCAACTGTACCGTCAGCATTTAAATTTTTCTTGTAATCTTCACCGTTGACAATCTTATAGTTCTTTGAACCAATTCCACCGAAGATAATTCCATCTGCATCTTGATCCCATCCTTGATCTGTTTGCTCAGTGTAACCACTGCTATATCCAGTTGTTGAAAGTCCTGAAGGAGCTCCACCACCAAAGATATAGGATGAATTATTCTTAAGGTATTTTCTCCAGTAAGAAGGAGAACCTGCTGAAAATTCAGCATCTTTTGCCTTAGAAAGTCCTGTATGCTTTTCAAGAATAGTACCAGCATTACCAGTAATACCACCATCACCATCAATTACGACAACATGAAGTTCATCATTTTTACCACCTCTTGATGCAGTATAATCTGTAGTGGTTGGTCTTTCTACAATTGAACTCCAATTAATTGAGGATATTGTAGATGCAACTCCAGGAACTCCTGAAGCAGTATAAAGAAGTTGCTTATCAAAATAGTCATTTGCACTATGTACAGTTGCACCAGTTGCGACAGCAACACCACTATTATTATTAATATAAATTCCAGCAGTAACTTGAGTTGCTCCACTAGAAAGTCCAACTTCAGTTGAGAATTTATATATTCCATTAGGTTGATACTCTACTGGTGTTTCTGTTCCACCAACAGAAATATGAGAAAGAACTTTTACTTCTAGTGTACCTTCTACAACAGTAGAAGCAGTTGCTGATCCAGTTGCCTTACCAGCAGTGCTGACTCCAGTAATAATTCCTTTTAAAACTCCACCAGGTTCACTTGTTGTTCCAACTCCAGGTATAATTCCTGTAAATGCCTGAGTAATACCATACCCAACCCAATTGGAAGAAGAAGTAGATAGACCTTGTGTTACTACTGATGGTAAAGTACTGATACCTAAAGATTGATCTGCCTTTCCATCAATAAGTCCTATTCTAATTCCATTAGACCAAGAACCAGGATTTCGTGCTGCAACAGTTACATTAGTAATTGTATTATCATCATAACCAAGTTGTTCATAATGCTCAGTGCTCTTAATTTTTAATTCTGCACTAGTAGTTGAAATGCCTACATTATTAATTGACCCATTAGCCAAATCATCATCATCAGCTCTTACAACTCTTAATGATCCACCATATGCTAGAAATGATGAAGCTACTAACCAAGTTTCGTATTGTTTGTCAATACTGTT